CCTGACGGATTTATCGTTGTTGGAAATGGTAAAGTTGATTTACTAATACTTGGGCGCAGAATTAAATATGAAGATACGTATTGGCAGGAAATGCCAACAGAGGAGGAATAAAATGAACAAGCAGATACTGGAAGCGAAGCAAAATATTATAAACGTACTAAATCAGGCACAACTGCCAATAGCAGTTTTAGACCTCATCTTGGGAGATATCCGAAGCGGTATACAGCCCCAGCTGATAGCAGAGGTACGGCAGGAGGAGCAAG